AACAATAGCGTATGTTTGGGAAGGTAAGTATCATAACTGGGATGGACCAGCATTAATACCTCAAGGTGAAAGAAAAAAACGTGAGTATTATTTATATGGTATTAAGTATACTGAAAAGTTATTTAAAGAACATTGTAAACAACGTGAAGGTTTACCATGGTTCAAATCATCAACTGGCAATGCGGCTGGTTCTAGAGTTTAAACAAATTAATTACAACTTGGTCTCATTAGAGACTTTACATACATTATAATATATGAAAATAGGTTTTTGTGGAACAATGAGTGTTGGTAAAACAACATTAGTAAAATCATTAGGTGAATTACCTGAATTTAAAGACTACTATGTTACAACTGAACGTAGTAAATATTTAAAGGATTTAGGTATTCCATTAAATACTGATAGTACTTTAAATGGTCAAACTATATTTTTAGCAGAACGTGTTAGTGAATTAATGCGTCCTAAATTAATTACTGATAGAACAGTTATTGATGTTATTGCATTTGCAAAATGTGCTAAATCTATTAATGTTTTAGATAAAGAAGCGTTTGAAGATTATGCTAAATTGTTTGTTAGTCAATATGATTATATATTTTATGTAAATCCTATTGGAACAGTTATGGAAAATAACGGAGTACGTGAAACTGATAATGAGTTTAGAAAAACAATTGATTTCTTTATTCAACGAATTGCTGATAGATATTCACATCGTATGAAAAATTTTGTAGAAATTAGCGGAACTAACGAAGAACGTATTAAAAAAGTTAAAGAGACAATATTTTCATAATATTTATCAGAAAAATATAACATGAAAATCAAAGAATTTAAATCATTTATACGTGAAGAAATTATTGCTACTTTATCTGAAGGTGATACTTTAAATTTTATCGCATCTACAAGTACAAGTGAAGAAGATGCTATTAGAAATAATCCAAAAATATCAGGTGATACTAAAACAGGAGCTCTTAGAACTTTAAAATCATTAAGACCAGGATCAGTAATAGGTGTTCCTACTAATGAAATAGAAGAAAATAATAATTTAACTCTATTACAACAAGCAGTATACGAGTTTGAATCAGAAGTATCTCCAAACCCAGATGAATTTATTGAGGATATTAAAAAATTAAATTCAGTTAAAGATGTTTATGATTATTATGCTACTAAAAGAGGATGGTTACAAGATAAAGATCTTAAATACTCTTTAAAAGAGTTACTTAAATATCTTGTAAAGAAAAAATTAACAACTACAGCTGAATTAAAACAATTATTGCTTAATGAAGAAAATAATTTAAATGAAATGGCTGTATCTTATAATTTAAATGTAGATAAAGCTCAAGAGTTAAAAGATATAATTGATAAAGCTAAAGAAGGTAATACAAAAAAAGTATTAAACTATCTTTTAGATAAAGAAGTAATACCATCTATGAAAACTGTAGCTAATGATTTAGGTTTACCTGATTCAGCTAGTTTTAATACTCGTGCCTTTAGAGACTTTATGCTTATGTTAAAAGATAAAGGTATAGTATCAATGGGTGGAGCTGCTCCAAAAGTAGCAACTGTTAAACCATCTAAAGAAAAAATAGAAAAAGCAGTTAAAGCAGTAGAAAAAGATATGGAGACAGGTGAAGAAGAAGCAGACAACTACTATAAAGTAAGCGACGAAGATTCAGCACCAGATGAAACAGCTATTGATAAACAAGCAACTCAAAAAGCTAATAAATTAACTAAACGTACTTCTGAATTAGATATAAACTTAAAAAAGAAAATTAAAATAGAAGCAGAAATTCAAGCATTACTTGATAAATATTTAGAGGCTGAAGGTAATGAAAAATCAAATTTAGCAGCTAAATTAAAAGAAAAAAACAAGGAAAAGAAAGAAGCAGAAGCTTTAATAAATAAATTTGATGTTGTATAAAGAAATTCTTAAATTTTTAGGATACGTAGGATTAGTGTTATTAATTGTAAATATTCTTAACATTAATCCTAATTTCCGTTTGGCTAAAGAAAATGAAGCATTAACTAATAAAATAGATTCATTACAAGCAAATATTGACTCTAGTAAAGTTAAAATTGCTCAATTAGATTCAATCACTACTGTTTATAAAAAACAAGTAACAGAAGATAAAACAAAATTATCGGGTTTAAAATATAAAGCCGATTTATATAAAACTAAATACAATGAAGAACATAATCGTATTAATAACTTGTCTAATGATGCCCTTGTTAGTGAGTTCACAAACGCTTTCAACTGAGGATTTAGTTACAGTTCCCGCTAAAACATTAAAAAACGCTTTAATTGTAAAAAATGAACGTGATTATCTTAAAAATCAAATCACAGTAGTTAGAGATTCAGTTAATATTTTAGTTACAATTACAAACAATCAAGATTCTATTATAAAAAATCAAGACACATCTATTTCATTATATAAAAAAATTGATATAGATCGTCAAAAACAATTAGAATATAAAGATAATATTATTACTGATTACCAAAAACAAATAAAAAAATTCAAATTAAAGTTCATAGTTAGTTCTATTGCTTTTGTTGGTATTTTACTAGTTATATGAGTCAAGACTTACGTGAAGTTATAAGACAGGAATATGTAAAATGTGCCTCTGATCCGGCTCATTTTATGAAGAAATACTGTTATATCCAACATCCTCAAAGAGGAAGAATCATGTTTAATCTATATCCATTCCAGGATAAAGTATTAAATTTATGGAAAGACAATCCATACAGTATAGTACTTAAATCAAGACAATTAGGTATTTCAACATTATCAGCTGGTTATTCTTTATGGTTAATGTTATTCCATAAAGATAAAAACGTACTTTGTATTGCTACAAAGCAGGAAACTGCTAAAAACATGGTAACTAAGGTAAAATTTATGTATGAAAATTTACCATCATGGTTAAAAGTACAAGCAGACGAAAATAATAAACTTACATTACGATTAAATAACGGATCTCAAATTAAAGCAGTATCAGCTGCTGGTGACGCAGGTAGATCTGAAGCTGTATCTTTGCTACTAATTGACGAGGCCGCATTTATTGAAGGTATTGACACAATTTGGGCTTCTGCTCAACAAACCTTAGCTACAGGTGGTGGTGCTATTGTATTATCTACTCCTTATGGTACAGGTAATTGGTTCCATCAAACATGGGTTAAGGCTGAAGCACAACAAAACGATTTCTTACCTATTAAATTACCTTGGTTTGTCCATCCTGAAAGAAATGAAGCATGGAGAAAAAAACAAGACGAATTATTAGGTGATCCTAGATTAGCATCTCAAGAGTGTGATTGTGATTTTAGTACTTCAGGTGATACTGTATTCTATTCAGAATGGATTGAATTTATATCTCAAACTACAATAAAAGAACCGCTAGAACGTCGCGGAGTTGACCGTAATCTATGGATATGGGAACCGGCGGACTACACTCAATCATATATGGTTATAGCCGATGTAGCACGGGGTGACGGCAAGGATTTTTCCGCAGCCCATGTTATACATGTTGAATCTAATACACAGGTAGCAGAATATAAAGGTCAATTACCACCTAAAGAATTTGGATTTTTCTTAGTTGGTTTAGCTACAGAATATAACCAAGCTTTATTAGTAGTAGAAAATGCTAATATTGGTTGGTCAGCATTAGATGCAATTCAAGAACGTGGATATAAGAATTTATATTATTCACCTAAAAGTGATGCTAGTAATAATGCTGATGCTTATTTTGACCAATATATGGATAATTCAAAATTAGTACCTGGTTTTACAACATCACTGAAAACTCGTCCTTTAATAGTTAATAAATTTAGAGAGTATATAGGTGATAAAAGTGTTGTTATTCAATCTAAACGTTTACTAGAAGAAATGAAAGTATTCATTTGGAAAAATGGTCGTGCTGAAGCACAATCAGGATACAATGATGACTTAATTATGAGTTTTGCAATTGGAATGTATTTAAGAGATACATCATTAAGATTTAAATCACAAAACCTAGAAATGTCTAGAGCAACACTAAGTAATATGTCTGTTAATAGAACAGGATTTACAGGAGCGTATGGTTCTAATGTTCCTAACCCATATAGTATAGAAAATGGTATGGGTGGAAATGAAGACATTAGTTGGTTAATACGATAATATTTATAATTAATAACATATAATAAAATGGCAGACAAAGGCTTATTTTCACGATTACAACGACTGTTCTCTACTGATGTAGTGATGAGAAATCAGGGTGGTGATCAATTAAAAGTAATGGACGTTAACACCATACAACAAACTGGTGATATCGCTACTAACTCATTAATGGATAGATATAATAGAATCTATTCAACTAATGCATCTTCACTTTATGGAGCTCAATTAAATTTAAATTATCAATACTTACGTACCCAATTATATTCAGACTATGATATCATGGATCAGGATGCAATTGTTGGTTCTGCACTTGATATTGTAGCTGATGAGTCTACATTAAAAGATGATATGGGTGAAGTATTATCTATTCGTTCATCAGATGAAAACATTCAAAGAATTTTATATAACTTATTTTATGATGTATTAAATATCGAATTTAATTTATGGTCTTGGAT